AGCATAGACCGATTACATCTTGGAACAACTTAGCAAACTGTGCTTGTGCTGCTTTGATCTGTGTATCAAAGCCTGCTTGTAATGCTTGAACTCCACGACCAGTAATGATAGAAGCATCTAGTTGACCTGAACGAGATTCAGGATATCTAGCACCTAGACGAAGTTCTCTTTCTAATACACCAGACTCTGTAAAGACTCCTGCTGGTAGTTCTAATGGAACTCTACGAATACCTTGTGGGTTAGCAGAACGCATAATTGAATCAGGACCAAGTGCAAGTTCTTGCACATCTTGTGGGATAGCAATAGGTGCTTGGATAGATTTCTCTGCTGCTTGAATCTGTAGAATAGCAAATCTTGCGCGAGCAAGTTGTACTGATAGTACATCATCAAACTGTCCGCGAGCTTCGCCATCTAGAGATGAGCGAACTGCGACTCTTGCTAGGCACTTACCAATTGGGTTTGGTGTGTTAGATAAAATTAAATTGTTACGCTCTGGGATAAAGAGCATATCTTGATCTTTATCGTGGTAGCGCATAACTGATAGATAAGGTGATGCTGATTGATAAACGCTACGAACATTTAAGATTTGACTTGCGTACTCAGGAAACTGTGCTGCTAATGATTCAGCATCTGATACAACAACTTGTGTTAAGGATATGGTACGACCGAAACGATCAATCTCTGGATAGACTCCGAAAGGATTAAGTAGTCGGATGCGGGGATTGTTACCTTCATAATCCATCTCAACTAGAGCAGGTAACATACCATAGGTGTTGAACCAGTCAGCTCCTGAGTACATCTGTAATGGTAGATCTGAAGAGGCTATGTAATAGTTAGCAATACGAGTTCTGATATCAGCAGACTTACGCTGAGCATCTGAAACCATATTGGTAGCTGAGCAGTTAAATGATGGCATAGGTGCCATTGCTTCTGCTAGATCTCTTGCTGCTACATCAATAAAGTTTGCAACTAGTGGCTTTGGATAATCCTCTGAGAACATAGAAGGATATACCTTGGACATATCGCCTTGACGTACAGATAGCACATCGCGCATACGTTGATCACGAGCAGCGTACTTAGTCTGTAATCTAGTCGCTTTTGCTGCGATCTCTTTAACTGTTAACAATTGTTCTCCTTAAATAAAGGTACGTTGTTTTTCATTAAGCATCTCATCTATGTTAATAACCATTCGCTTACGCTTTTCTGAATTTGATAGGAATGGGTTAGTCATATGATGCTTAGCGTGTATACCTTGGTTGAGCATCTCTCTTGCTCGGATCTCACAGAACCAAAGAGCCATAACCATATCGGTCTTGCCTTTGGTAGTGGGTGACCAAGTAATTAACTGTTCTATTAATGATTTAACATTTTCAGTTTGATCACTTGGAAGATGTATTAGATTATCTCTATGGTGTTTACCATCTTGTTGCTTACTTCCAAATAAGGTAGACATAGAGGCTACACCGAAGCCTGCATCCCATTTGTTATTACCAGTGTGATGCTCTCGTAATATAACACCACGAGTTGCAAGGTGCGCTCTAATACCTTCATCTTGGGTTAAGAAAGATTGGAAAGCATTTCGCTCTACAATCCATTCACTAGGACCGTAGATAGATGTCCAGTTAAATATCAGATCTCTGATCTGTGCTGGAGTAGGTCTAGTAATCTTTATAGCATCTACTATATAACGCTTGTGGTTAATGCGATCTATTGCATAGCAGATAGCTGCAGTATCTCCAACCATAGCTGGATCTAAACCGCAGATTATAGAAAAGCCGTTTAAATCTTTTGGGTGACCAGGATGACCTGGGGTAAGCCTACCACTCTTACGCATACCATCAATAGAGCCGCGAACACACACAGGATCAAAAACTGCGTCATCAGAGATGTCTTGTTGCTGGTAAATGAGCGCCCAAGTTGAAGCATCCATACTTTGTCGTTCATTGAAAAGATTGCGCCCGTTCCATCTTGGGTATAAGCCATCTTCGTTCTTATCCGATTCTGCTTGTCCATCAAAAGGTTGATCTGAGGCAGGCCATAAAGTTTCCCACTTATTGGGATCTTCATCTGCAGTTAATAATGCTGGCATTGCCAGGTAGGTCCAAGGAACTAATCCACCAGGGTATCTATCTGGATTGCGTAGTTCTTTATATAGGTCAACGGAAGCTACGCGAGTTCCAATGATAATAAGTTTACCTGTTGGGTTAAGACGAGATCTAACATCTTGGGTTAGCCATTTAATCTGTCGTTCAAAGTCATTAGCATTTGATAGGGTCACAGCATCGTCAACGATAATCATATCTGCACGTTTACCGTAGATCTGACCACCGATACCAACTGCTTCTATGTTGGGATCTTTTTCGCTAGATTCACGCAACTCATCACCGAAGGTAACACGAGTTGCTTGCCAGGAGGCTGACTTAGATTTGAACCCAACCCCAGCAGCGTAGGCAGTCTGTAGTTCTTCATACATAGGATGTGTTAAACGTTGCTTAATAGCGTAGAGAAAGTCTGCTGCTAAGCGCTGGGTTTGGGAGACTATTAGGATTCTAAAGTTAGGGTTGCGACAAACTTGCCAGGTTACATAATCAACTGTGATGGTGATTGACTTGGCGTGGTTTGGTGGGATGTTAATAAGGATACGGTTATTGCCAATACCCTTTTCGTACTTCATTGAAGGATGTAACCAGGAAGGCTCATTGCCCTCTATGACATCTACTAAATTTTGTTGGTGGGGAAAGGTTCTATTATGGAGGAAGCGTTGCCTGAAATCTGCGAAGGATAGATCGTGAGCATCCCCTGATGCGAACTGCTTGTCCTTAAGACCTAGCCTAGTTCTGTCTATCTTGTCAGCGAAGACTTTATCAGTTCTACGATAGTACTCGTAGGTCTTCATAGATTTACCTGCGGAGGCACAAGCCTGCTCTATAGTAAAAGCCTCAGCCACGCAATTCAGGATAATCCGCTTCGCTATGTCTGCGGAGTTTTCAGCCATTATTTCTTCTTAGGCTTAGAAGGATTCTTCTGTCCAGCTTTATAAGCTACTGCTGCTGCGCCACCTGTTACTAATGCTGCTTTTGCTTTTGCCTTACCAATGATAGGTGCTGCAGCTTTAATAGCTGCCACCTCTGCTTCTTTAATTGTTCTATAGTTTTTACCCTCTATAGCAGCCTTAATAGATTTAAGTTGGCCTGGAGTAAGGTCTGCTTTCTTAAAAGTAATTTTGGCAGTTTGTGGGGTAACTACTTTAGATCCAGTTTTGCTAGTTACAATTGAAGGACCTTGAGCCTTGACTGACTTGTAAGCACCCTTACCTGTAGGTGTTTTAGTTCCAATATTCTTTGCCACGTTTTGGGCTGTCTTAATTCCTACCTTAGCAGCTTGTTTCTTTCCAAGTTGCGTAGCTGCTAGTCTACCTATAGTTATTGCTATTGGTACTAATGGTACTGCCATTGTTTAACTCCTTGTGGATAAGTGCGCCGTAAAAACTATATCATAGTGGGGAGGAAAATTGATAGTGGAGCGATCAATCTATTACACCTGCCGCGAAGTGTGTGTGTGCTGTTCGGTTCGCTTCACTAGAACGTTACGCTCCCGAACGAGCTACAGCGAAGTGAGGGGTAAAGCCTCGCTCGCCCTTAGGGGGCATCGCGGAGGCTTTGCCGTAGCGATGTTGGTCGTAAAACTCATCACACCCCGTTTTACTCCCCTACTATATATAAGCCGAGAAAAATAGGTGATTTCCCGTTTTTACACAAAAAATCTTTATAAATGTGGTATAACTCACAAATAAAGTATATCAAATCGGACATTACGGACTAGCTGATTACACTTTAGGAAATATATTTATTTGGGGTACATAACATATAACAAGCGCGGATTAAACATACGGGGGTCCGTTTTGTCCTATTTTGTGCTGACCCCCACCCCCTGCCCGCTCTGTGCTGTATTGGTAAAGGTGTGAAGGCTTGCTCCCCATCGGGCACACTCTCAGCCCTATCTAATTTAATAAACTGTTTTGAATTGCAGATTTAGATCCCGATCCGATCCAAATCTAATTCAATTTCAGCTGTCCGATTTGTCCGAGCTGTTCCATTTGATAGTAAATGTCAGCTATATACCATATGTCCGAGCTTTGGGACACTCTCAAAATGTAGTTGCATAGATGGGGGATCATCCCTTACCATTACACCAATGAGAGCAATCCCGCCCTCATATTGATAGGAGATACAAATGACCGACTACAGAATAGAGATCACATTCTCAACAGATAAAGATCTATCTAATGAAGAAATAAGTAATTTGGAGGGGCATCTATTACTACAAATAGATGAGCCATATGATCAAAATAATGAACCAGAAACTTATACAACAAAAGATGCAACCTACAAAATTGAAAGGATCAAATAATGACCACAGTTCACTTAGGAGATCGGACAAGTGGATGCGATACTTGTCTAAAAAATGATTATATGAACGAGATCGTAGTACTGAATAATTGGACACACTGCCCAGATACTTATTACGCCGCTTTATCCGCGTGGGTGGATAACTCTCCCACTTATTACAAGTGGGAAGAATGGGAGAATTGGATTTCAGACTTTCAAGACTCCTACTGCGGTGAATGGAATAGTGAGCAAGAGTTTGCCGATAATTTGGCAGATGAAACTATCATCCCAGATCTCCCAGAAATGGGTCAGATCTATTTTGACTACAACAAGTTCGCCCGTGATCTATTTATGACCGATTACTGGTCCAGTAATGGATATGTATTCCGCAATTTATAAGGCTTGATGGCGGGCTATCGCTCACCCTTACGGGTGGGCGGTGGCACTCTCTCAAATCGGGAAGAGTGGGAAGGATAGGAAGATGGCAAGGTATTTAGTTCACGGGATTGTGAAGATTGATGTGCAATCTGAGATTGAGGCAGATAGCAAAGCAGAGGCAATGTTAATTGCCTCCAAGATGAGCGGCTCAGATTTTGATGAAGAGGGCCTTACTGATGGCGAGGAAATCTTCATCTCAACTGCTCAATTATTGGATGAGAATGGAAAGGTGGTTTATACAGATGATGAGATCTAAGACTTATTACAAGGTAAGGAGAGGCGTGAGAATTGTCTTCTGGATCTCCACACTTGTCGCCCTTTACTTAATTAGCTCCCGCTTATGGTGGAATGGAGGCGGGTATTGCATAGGAAGTTTGGAGGTTTGCGGATAGAAAAAAATCGGACATATCGGTCAGCTATTTTTAAGTGGTTTTCTATGCCATCATCTGCATATGGGGGATGATGGCGTGGTATCCTACTTACAAGTGGGAGAGAGGGAGAGCGAACGCTCTACCTTAATTACTGATAGGAGAATAAATGAAAGATCTAGACATCTACGAGGTTGAGTATTCCTGCTCACCTGGTGGCATTGATAAGTGGGAAATACAGGAGAGAGGGGGCGATTTCTTTCAGGGTGATTTTGATACTGCAGAGAACGCAATCTCTTACGCCTTACTTAAGTTTGATGGTGAAGAATTAAATTTCAACATCAAGAGCCTTGAGTCAATGCGCTTTGAAGAAAAAAACAATATAAGAAATGAAGTTATAGAAAAAACTAATTCAATTCTAAATGACTATAAAGATCTAGTGATGAGATTTTGGGATCTTTATGATGAGATGGAACAGGAAGAGCAAGATCTAATCAATAAATTGGGGGCGGATAAGTGGTTCAAATATGCCTTTACTTTATCCCTTGATGAGTTATGGCACGAGGCAGGGAATTGGCAAATAGTAAAGGAAGATCTTAAAGATGAAAAGGAGGGAGAGTAATGACTACAAGAGTGTGCGATATCTGTTTTGAATACTTTGCAACTCTGAGTGAAGCTCTTACCCATAGTTTAGAGCACGATAAGGAGGAAGAGTAATGAATGATCTGTTAATCCAATGTGATTTTTGCGGAGAATACTACGAACACGAGGAGGAGAATGATGGCGAGTAAAGAATTAAAAGAGATAAACGAAGCCCTCACTAACTTGTGGTGGAGTGCTGAGATAAGTGATAACGCTAAGTTATGGTGGAACGACCACTATCAACAACTAATGGAGAGGGAGTTAGCGAAATGAGTAAGATGAAGCAACACTTAGAAAGTGAGATAGTGATTAAGGGTTCAAGCCACGAGGATACCGCTTGGAAAAGATATATCCGCTTTGAGTATGAGGGCAACAGTTATGAACTCACTCTATTTTGGGATGAGTTTAATGGCTATGAAATCTACTGGCAGGTGCCTAATAAAACACCTGATTGGGTAGTAAATTGGAACCAAGATGAATACGGCGGTATGAGTTTTCAATGGTACCTTGATGACCTCACTTGGGAGGGAAAGTAATGAGTAAAGATTGCAATTGCGATAACTTAGATCAAGATGTATCAGGATATACCTGCTATAAGTGCTATGAAAGGGGAGAGTAATGGCCTATACACCAGCAATATGTGGCGATCACCTAGTACCAATAAGCGAGTGTGATTGCCTAAGCTATATGAGAGAGATAACAAGTTCAGCTGAAAGACTAATACAACTAACAAAAGAGAGGAAGGAGTTAAGTAAATGAAATCTATCTGCAAGTTTTGTGGGTGGGAGATTGCAAACCCTGATTGGTATAACAACTATGACGGAGGATATGCCTGCGATAATTGCTTGATGGATCAGGCAACTGAACGCGAGAAAGAGAACTCTATATGAGTGAGATGAAAGGGTATGAGTTCACTGAGGGAGAGGGCGACACCATTACCTGCGATTACTGCAATCAAGTAGTTGGTAAATGGTATAGCGATCTAACCCACGCTATATGCCGAGCTTGTCTAATCAACAAGGTAGTTATAGAGGAGAGTATATGAGCGAGCCACGCTACCTATTCGGAGATGACTACGCCTATAATGGAGGCTATGAGGAGTTAATTAACTGCGATACCTGCGCTGTTGAGTTTGATAGGGCAGAGTATAAGTCAGATACCTGTGTAAATTGTGAGAACGAGAGAGTAAAGAGAGAGATGGCGAACAAATGAAAGATGTATTACAACTGCCCAGAAGGGGCAAGGTTAATGTTGTATTCTATGAGGTATCAGATGCTCAAGGGATAGCTATATGGGGCGGAGAAGATGTCCTAGAGGCTATTAAATGGTATCGTAGTAGCCCTCCAGACAGTAAGGTTTGGGTGGGACAGTATGAAACGACAGAGGAAGAGGCTAAATTAACTATGGAGTTCATAGAGATTACGCCTATTGTCCTTGCTACTATTGCTAATTGCGTAGATAGATGGAGTTAATGGGAACTGTAGAGAGAAGAACAGAAGTAGCGAAGGCACAAGCCGTTCGTAAAAGAAACTATCGTAGAGCAAGGGATAGGGCGTTGGCTCGTTTGAGTAGAGATTACCCAAATGTTTATCGCACCTACTTAGAGGAGGAGATGAACTCTGATGAAGATATGGGTAAGAAATGGCTTGATATCGCTGGCAACACTAAGTCTAGTCGTTTTCGCAGAAGGTAAGTTATCAACACCAATAGTAAAACAAATACCAAATGGAGTTATAGAGAATAGGAAGGCAACAAAAGATGAAAAGGATCGTAATAGAAAGCTCGCACAAGAGTACGCTTCGGCTGGTTGGGACTGGAGAGGGAGAGAGTGGGTCTGCCTTAAGTCCCTTTGGACCCGTGAGAGCAGGTTTGATAACTACGCAAAGAACCAAAGAGGATCAAGTGCTTACGGAATTGCTCAGCTCCTTAGAGAGAAAGATCACCGAAGCGAATATCAAATCCTACGAGGTCTTAAATACATTGACTCTCGCTACGGCTCTCCTTGCAAGGCGTATAAGTTCTTCCTTAGAAACAACTACTACTAATTGAAACTACTTGACCTATACTGCAAAGCTGGTGGTGCTAGTAAAGGCTACCAGTTAGCAGGCTTTGAGGTAGTAGGGGTAGATATCAAGAAACAGAAACGCTACCCCTTTAAGTTTATTCAGGCTGACTGCTTAGAACTTATGAAGGATATGGAGTTCCTTAAATCCTTTGATGTAATAGCTGCTAGTCCACCCTGCCAAACGCATAGCATTACTCAACACCTACGCAATGCTCAAGGTAAATCAACAGATAAGATAGATTTAATACCGCAAACTAGAGAGGCTTTGATAGCAAGTGGTAGGCCTTATGTTATTGAGAATGTACCAGGCTCACCACTTATTAACCCAATACAGATGTGTGGTTCATCCTTTGGATTAAAGGTTAGAAGGCACAGATTATTTGAGAGCAA